GTTACTTATTTCAAGAGCAATCTCCTGTTTGGTTGTCATTTTATTTTATGCACATATAATAAAATGTCAGCTTGGATTCCAGCCAATGCGTTATTACAGATACCCTATAGCAAACTAAACTATACCCACGCGCTTAACATTGTTCCAAATTCAGGGACCCGAAACCAAAACTTTAAAAACGCAGTCGACTCAAATCGTAATCATGGAACTCGTATGGGTGGACAAACCACGTATGGAGCAGTTACCAAGATTGGTGGAAAGTTTGTCAAGAAGACGATGAAATTTCCAATTAATAATGAAAGTACAGATTATTTAAAAATTTTTCTGAATGAGATTCGAGTTGGAGCAATGCCTGGTATAAAAGAGGTCGGTCCCAAAATTTACGCATGGAGGGTCAATCGTAATGCACAGGGTCAAGCCACATCGGGCGAGTACATTATGGATGACTTTACCGTTTCTCCACCCAATTACACAACAGTTCCATTCCTTGAGTATACGAGAAAAGTTTTAAAAAATGTGTGCCCAGCGCCTCAGAGTAACTTTTATCAAAAGTTGAAAGAGTCGCTGACCAAGTTTTGGAAGATTACAAAGGGGTATCACGGCGATCTCCATGCTGGAAATATGGCGATCATGTATAACAATTCGTCACTCGATGTCGAAAAGTTTATAATTTTTGATTATGGTTCCCACAAAAAATTTAAAACAGCCACAAATGAAAATACATGTTTTGATCGATTTATCTACATTATTGACACGGAGTTTAAAAATAGATACTCTAAAAATACCGTTGTGCGAGGGTACTATCCAGAGAATACAAAAATAAAAATGGTGGCTCCAAGACGGGGGCAGATCATACGATCAAATACACAGATGCTTCGAACATATAATTTAGGCGGGTACAAAAATCGTCTGAACAAGAGTCTCATGGCATCAATGCATCCAGAAAATTACATGCGTCGTCTCGCTAAATCTGTCAAGGTTTACAAAAAAGGTAAAACTGGTAATAATATATTTGTACAACGTTCCAATATGATGAATGCTGTGAAACAATCTGGGATACCTGTACGACCTCGTAATAGACTTGTGTACATATCTATGAAAAGTTATCCAGAGAAAACAGAATCACAAATAGTTGCAGCTCTGCGCAACCACTTTAAAAACTACAACAGCAGAAAGTATGATGAAAATAACAGGAAAGGAGACTTGTTTTTACCAACTGTTCGAAAATCAGAATTTATGAGAATGCTCAACAATTTGAAAAAGAAAACTCCTCCATCATCCACAGTTAACGCTGAAAAACTTTTCAAAACTTTGAAATCTATTGTTAAGAAGAAAGAACCGAGTGCAAGTACTCCAAATGTGAAAAAAGTACTGAAAACAATGCGACCATCCAATTTCCAACAAATGAAGATTTCGAATGAAAATTACAATAAAATGTTGGCGTATTTAAAGTAGATGCAGATATTTGTGAAAACGCTTACAGGCAAAACAATTACGCTCGAAGTTGAGTCAAATGATACAGTTGAGAATATCAAGGTGAAGATCCAAGATAAAGAGGGAATTCCACCTGATCAGCAACGTCTCATATTTGCGGGAAAACAGCTCGAGGACAACAGGACACTTTCAGATTATAATATTCAGAAAGAGTCAACGCTTCATCTTGTTCTCAGACTCCGTGGAGGAACATTTCATTAATTCTAGGCATATTTTTAGGGTCTGCAGGATCCCACAACTTTTCTACAGACTGTCGATGCCAGTACAAAAGTTTTGCAACCATTCGAAGATGAGTCAGCGCGCGTGATTTGCGTAACAGGTACCATGCATTGTAATCGCTGAAAGCCTGTAAGAGTCCATCCTCTTCCTGTTCTTGATACCGTTCAGGAAATACTTCCATTCTCCATTGCATTGTGTTGATAACAATATTTGACATGTCAAAGAGAGCCTTGTATGAATCGAATTGTATGTGGCGCCTACGTGTTCTCATAAAGAGATTGTTGTCAGCTCCAAGAATTATAGTGTACTTTGAATCTGAAATAATTATCGCCATAGTATATAAATGAAACTCATCTTTATTGTCGCCCTGGTACTTTTTGTCTTTTTTGTTTTACAAATGAAACCAGTTGTCAGAGAACGCGAAGAGGCTCACTGGGACAAGCACTATGACCACGTCGTTCCGCGTGAATACCCAGTATACCTCGACGCCCAGACCCCATACTACAATGAACAAATAATGTATGGCGAGTGGCCACAAGAAATATCTTCTTCGTTGTAATTAAATGAACATTGTGAATTTACTTGTTGTAGGACTTTTACTTGTCCTTGTTTTCCTCGCACTTCGACCAGCCCCTCAAGTGAAGCGCGTTACATTTGTTGAGAGTGAACAAGATTACTGGGGTCTCCGTAAAGGTTGGCCAGTGACTTGGAACTTTGACTGGGGTGGTGGTCCAGGCTACGACCGTCATGAGATTCTCACTCGTCGCGGACCTTACAATCCAGGGGGACACCGCCGAGACCCACGCGATTACCGGCGGTGATCTTTGCACTCGATGTCAAACCCAAACTTTTTATTCATGTACCGAATAGCTTCTTTGAGACTTGGTTTTGACCAAAGAAGCCAACGCGACCAAAATCCAGCAGTGTTCACACCACCGCGAGTCCAATTTTCTCGGGAACGATGCCTGATAACATAAAGACGCATTCTATTTGGGTCTTTATGTTGTGTAAAATCTTGATACCCTTGAGCACCAAAATTGACTGATCTACCATTTTCTAGGACGACTCGAAACTTTTTTTCAGAATGGGGGCTTTTTGTTAGTAGTATCTTCATTTACAATTACGCTAGATGTTTTCTACACACCGCCTTGTATATATCAGAGGCGCCTACTAGCTCCTGGAGCGTGTTCCCCACCGTCCGCTTCGTAAAAGGTCCCAGGGTTCCATCGAGACATTCCATACACAGCGCCTTGAGCTTGGTCACGTCATCTGCCATTGGAATCAGGGAGAGTATGTCCCCAAATACTTGTTGCCGAAAATCCCCGTCGAGTCCTGCGAGTATCACGTGCTTCTTGTCCTTCATAGCCTGTTCTACAAAAAAGCGGAGGTTACCAAAAAACTGCGCCTCATCAACTGCAATCACCTTGGCGTTCTGGTACCCTAAGGTGGCTGCAACTTCAAGGAGATCATTTGTTTTGAGGCACTCAAACGTCTCCTTGTCATGAGTCTCTACTACACTATCTACATTTCTAGTATCTTTTTTTGAATTTATGACGAGAATTTTGTCACCTATGACTCGGTGACGTTTTAGTCTACGAATCAACTCGGATGATTTTCCCGAGAACATGCTTCCAATTATAATTTCAAGGTGTCCACACATCTTTCTAATCACTGGTATTAGAACGTTTAACTTCGAGTAAATGCTGAGTTCCACAAAAGCTCTGTGAAACCACATGTGTAAAATATGGATTGTGTGGATACACGGCAAGTATCTTTTCGAGATAGTACTTCATAGTATCCGATTTTGATCCGCTAAGATGATACACAACATTAAACTGTTCATACGTTGTTTTAATGGTGATGCGATACTCATTACTCACTTCATCGTAGGAAGTGGGACCCTTTGGTGGAGCACCTTTGGGAAGTGGTGGATCAAAAGAATCCATGCGTTTTTTGAGCATGCGAAGTGCCTTGGGTAGACGATGCTCCTTGCCCCACACCTCAACCACACCGCGTTTGAAGTCATACCAAAGGTAATCACACTTGGAGAGCTCCGTCATGCGCTTAAGATGACATCCCTCCTTGCCGATGAAAACCTCGGGCTTGATGTACTTGGGGAGGTCAATTTGAGTGTAGAACGCGTTAGGGGGATCGTACTCGGGCATTTTAATCTTGTTTTATTATTAGTTTCTTTTTTTCCTAAGTACATTTTATACAAGTTTTTTTAATTGTATATTGTATGGCTGATGATCAGCAAGGCAAGAAGAAAAAGACACCACGTATTTGGCACGAACAACATGAGAGAATTTTAAAAGAGTGGGGCGAATCGTGCTCATGTTATCGTCTCATGCATTTCAAAGCGTACCAAATAAACAAAGTTTGGAGTATGGGGTTCACACTCCCCGTCATTATAATAAGTACTATAACTGGGACAGCCAACTTTGCCCAGAGCACTTTTCCAAAAGGTTGGACTGCGTATGTTCCATCTATAATAGGTGCCTTCAACTTGTTTGCCGCCATTATGACAACTGTTGCGCAATTTCTCAAGGTGACCGAGTTGATGGAAAGTCATCGAGTCACGAGCATCCAATATGGCAAGTTGGCACGTAAAATTCGTCTCGAATTGGCACTTCCTAGATTGGACCGAGCGCAGCACGGTGATAATATGGTGGAGATTTGCCGAGCCGAGTATGATAGACTCATTGAACAGTCTCCACCCGTTTCAAAAGAGGTTATAATAAAGTTTGAGAAACAGTATCCACCCGCAAGCAATGTTTTCTCAAAACCCGAGTTGACAAATGTTCGACCAATTGAATTGTTTGACAATGAAAAAGAGGAGGAACGAATAAAGAAAAAGAACGAACAGGCGAAGCGAGAAACGGCTGAAACAATACAACGATTAGCAAAGTACCAACCTACACGACAGGCTGTAATAACAGAACTGAGTGAACTCAGTCGACAAAATCTCGTTACAAATAGAGGACTTGTCGTTCATTCTCATCCCGCAAGTCTCTCATCCATGATGGACGATGATGAAATTGAGATCAAAATTGAAAGTTAATATACTTTACTTTTTACACATTTAAATTTCAAGACATCCATATTCACATTGTTGTACTTCAAATGATAATATAAATTATTTTTGATAATATTTGAATTTATAGTTTCACTGAACTCAACTTTTAAAAGAGAATCGGCTGGTACTATATTTTCATTCTCTTCTTTGGCTAAGAGGAGTATACTCTTGTTGTTGAAGAAAACAATGTACTCATAAGGAACAAATGATTTTTTTATTTGCATCCCATTATCATAAAGTACAAAATCTTCAAATATTTCTTTCCTGTAATGAAAAAACTTTTTAAAAACAAAATACAAGTAGTGCAAAATAATTTGAAATGCAGTTCGCGAAATTTTAATATTCTTCACGTCACTGCTATCAATACCCATGGGTACACAAACGAAAGAAGGTTTTCGTTCCAGTTTCATTATTATACTTCAAAATGTTTATTTAAAATTCGAAGTTTAAAAATTATATATATGAGGAGAGCGAGAAGAATCAAATTAAAAGCTATACCTGTTAATAAGTAAGGGTAAGCCTTTTTCTTCATTGGTTTTATAACACGGTCTTGAAGTGCGTCATTTTCGAAAATCATATCTATTGCTTCATTAGTAAGTTGATCCATGGATCGTTTTATTACTATTAGAACACAAAAAATAAATGAGGAAATAATCGGGAGGGGGACGTACATCAAAAACATACAGAGTCTCCTCGACACAAATGCCTCGTTTTGTGTGTATGGGGACATTGGAGTCGGGAAAACATGTTTGGTGGAACACGTCTTATTTGGTACAAATTACATCGAGTTGACATCCGAGTTGCTCAAGAGTACATCGTTCCTAGAACGAATCAAGAATACACGTGTTCATGTTCTCGTGGATGACTTGGATGTTTCCGAACCATTGTCTCTTGGATCCACAATAATAATTTCAAACAAGATTGTTGAAAATTTTAATTGTATGAAGATTGAACCCTTGTCACTGGAGGA